TCCTCCGATCAACCAGTAGTTGGATCCTGTATCGGTTGCCATTGATCAGGCTTTCGGGATGAGGCTCTTGATCCGACCGAGCATCCAGTTGGCCACGAGCTTCTTGGTCTTCGGCTTGTCCTTGAGCCACTTGGCGAACTTCTCGGCATTGCTGTCGTAGAAGCTCTTGAACCACTTGGGACCGACAAGTTCCTTCCAGAAGTAGAACGCCTCCCACTGATCGGGGATGCACTCGCGGGCCACGTAGCAGCCCAGTCCGAATCCGCTGAACGCCTGACCAAGGTTTCCGATGCTGCTGGTGACGCCCTGAGCAATGGCCAGAGGGGAATTGGCCTGCGAGGCTTGGAACGCATTCTGAGCGTTCTGGAGTGCAAAGCTCGAACCAGTCTGGAGCAACTGACCCGGACCCGCCTGCTGCATGCCCTGCATGAGCTGGGGAGCAGCGAACGGAGAAGCGCCCTGCTGAAGACCTCCGAGCTGAGCGGCTTGCGAGACGATCGGCTGGAGTCCCAGGGCGGACTGGATGTTGGCGATGTTTTGCTGGCGACCGGCCTGCTGCTGCTGCTGCGCGGCCATCTGGCCCGCAAAGCTCTGCTGCATCGCGGTGTTCCGCTGACCGGTGGCCGCGAGGATGTTGTTGAACGCCTCCTGAGCCTGACGATTGGCGACATCGCTCGTGGTCTGGCCGCTCTGGAGAAGGCCAAGAGCCTGTTGGCGACGCTGAACATCCGCATTGGCAATCGCCTCGTTGACGGCGCGGGCCTCGCGGAAAGCGGAGAGGTTGCCGAGGATGTTTCCGGTGGCGGTTCCACGGGCGCGAGCGGCTTGCTCGGCAGCGCGGATCATCGCTGGATCGAGAGTGCCAGCCTGAGCGAGACCGGCTCCGATTTGGCGTTCGAGGTCGCTGCGGATGGACTGAGCGTAGCCGGTATCCTGCGGGCCAGTAGGCATCCCCACGCGCTCGTAGGTGGGGGCGGTGGGAGAAGTCTGCGAGATCGGGCTTTGGCCGATATCTCTCAGGAAGCTCTCGTACAGTCCGTAACGCGTCGGATCGACAGCTTGAAGCTCCGCACGGCGTTGTTCAGCGAACTGAGTGCCGTACTCCTTGGCCAAATCAAGCTGCTGCTTGGTCTGTTCAGGAGCAAGTGAAGCAAGAGCGCGTGCGGTTTCCCGAGTGATGTCGATGTCCGAAATGCCACTGAAGTCATACGGACGCTCGCCTATGACCTTGCCGCTGGCATCATAGACAGGGTACGTGCCTTTGCCGCCGGTCCTCGATGCCGCTTCGATCTGGCGGAGGATTGGGAAAGTCTGTGCTTGAGCGTAAACGGCTTCCCGGTTAGCCGCCGCCATGTCTGGTGCCCTATATGTTCCGCCCATAGCAAATCCTGTTGTTCATCAGAAGTTTGAAGTACCTGTCGAAATCGTACAAACGGGAAACGCCTTTGCGGATTCCGCCCAGCTTGGTCACGCGATCAGAGCACATGGCCTGCATGCCCATCCAAAGCGTCTGCACGGCCATTGGCTTGGTGGTCGCAACGACCTCAATCCACGCGATGTGACCATTGGGATCGTCTGCGTAGATATCCTCCGCATCCTCCGCGGAGCTTAGGAACCGCACAGCCCCCACACCGCAGCACTCTCCATTCTCGTCTTGAACGATACCGATTTGGCGTTTGGCGTTGAAAATGCCGATCCAGTTGAGGATCTGGTCATCGTTCCACGTGGAACAAGTGGGCCACTTCTCCTTCAGCAGCTTGGCCGCGGCTAGGATTGTGGGATGCGGGGTCATTGCTGGGGACGAATGGAATCGACGAATCCGGACAGGATCGTGGACTGGAGGCTCATGCGGCTTCCGCTGGTCGTGTTGATCTTGAACTGGATGTTGTTCCAACGCCCTCGGCTGATGAGGTTGTAAGCCGCCAGGAACTTCTGGGTGCTCGGGATGCTGATCGCAGGATCGATCGAAGTGAACGCCCCGCTCATGTTCGTGGCGTACGAGAGCGAAGCACCGATGCTCGAAGCATACGGATTATCGAGCGCGATCTGGATGCTGTAGCCGATCTTGTCCGGGATCGGTTCTCCTAGGTTGTACGCCTTAGTTGTGACAGATGACTGATACGCGCTACCGCCATCGAGGTAGGCTGACTGCTGCACGGGGCTCAGGCGGGTGTTGGGCAGGTAGTCGTTGAACGACCAGACTTGGCCCGCACCTTCACTAAGCGAGATGATGTCGCCGGCGAACATGAGCACAGGGCCGAAGTTCGAGAAGGCGGTTGGGATGAAGTCGTTGACCTGCCAGTTGTCCCAGTAACCGAGCCACGAACGGGCCAGTGAGTGGTAGACGATGACCGCGTTGTTCTGGTTGAAGGTTCCTTCGAGTTCGATCGACGAACCCGATTCGAGCAGGAGCGCCTCCTCGCTCTCCAGTCCGATGGAGAACGGGCCAGCGGTGACGAACGGAACGGCCAACAGGTAGCGGTTGTTCCAGAACACGCCGTCGCAATATTCCAGCTTGGTCTTGTCGATGCGGCTGATCAGGTCGTTGATCGGGCTGCTGAGCGCGAGGCCGACGCTGGTCTGGGTGCCCGCTTGGATCTGGGCCATCGATCGGATGCCGTCGCGGGACAGGAAGAAGACATCGGCACCGACAGCGGTGATTGAGCGGTGCGATGAGCATCCGATGTTGCCCGAGACGAGTGTGATGACCCAATCGGCGGGATCCTGCGTAGGATCGGCATCCACGCTCCAGATAGAGCGTTCCTTGAAGACGAGGAGCTTGTAGCCGAACCACGAGTAGAGCCCGCGGATCGGATCGCCATCGCCACCGACACGGATGGAACCAAGCGGATCCCATGACTCGCCATCGAGGATGTCCGAGAAGTAGAGGGTGTCGGGCTGGATTGTGGTATCCGCGGACACGGCCCACAGACGGTTCGTGTGAGTCGTGAGATAGAGCGGCTTGGCGGGGGCGGCGAGCGATACGAATGCTGCCGCGTGGGACTGGTTTGCCGGCGAGATGGAAACCGTTGGAGGCGTCGTGTAACCGCTGCCGGGGTTCGTGATTACAATGGAAAGAACGGCACCGTCCCCACCGATTCTGGCTTCTGCGGTAGCCGTGACACCGCTGGGCGGAGCCGATATGGTGATGGTAGGAATCGAGCTGTGACCGGACCCCTGATTGATCACATCGATGCGGCTGATCTTGCCGGCAGTGATCGCGGAGTTGGTGTTCGTGCTCGTGACATAACGCAGCGCGCTATAGCCGTCCGCGTAGAACAGCTTGTCGTTGAGCTGCGCGAAGTAAACGAACCGTGACGCGTCGTTGATCGTCGAGCTGCTGATGATGTTGTACGAAACTCCGGGTGATCCGTAGTAGAGATCCTTGGCACCGGTGTTCCGATTGAGAACGGCGATGACGAGGCGCTCGGAGGCCGCGGTATCGAAGTAGAAGCCAGAGAAGACTTGCGAGTTGGTGGGCAGGTTACTGGCGAAGTTGGAAGTGGTGGACTCCCAGTTGGTGATGATGTCTTCCCAGTTGCGCGATTCGCTGTTGCCGGTCAGCGAGATGGTCCCGAGGCGCGTGACGAGATTGCCGAAGTCGTCATAGTCCATGTTGATGGCCTCTTCCATGCTCGTGGCAGGAATGGCATCGGGACGAGTGGCAGAGATGACCCCGGTGGAAAAGCCGTTGCTTCCATCCAGAAGCAACTGGTCATCGAGCGCGTCTGAGGATTGGAAAGGCATTAGAGGATGTCCTGGAACGTGTAGTCGTAGAGGCTATCCGGGATGATGCGGCTGATCTGCTGCTGCTGGCCACGCTCCATGTCCTTCATGATGCTCACTTGAGCAGCGCCCTCTTGGAACTTGGCCTGCGCCTTGCCGTACTGCCTGCTGTATTCGAGCAGATCTCCTTCGGTGTAGGCCATCAGTGCATTCTCGACGCCGCGCAGCTCGAAGTTGGTATCGTTCGAGATGGTTGTCGCTTCGCCGAACTGGCGCATCTGGGACTGTTTCTTGCCCAAGATGAACAGGGTGCCGTCGGTGTTCGGAGTCGGAATGAGCTTGATCTGAGGAACACCGGCCTCGCCGTATGAGACTCCGAGGACGCGAGTCCAGTTAACGAAGTTGCCGGGGGTAGACTTGCGGCTATCGACGTTGTTCCAGGTGTTGGGATCGAGCTGGAAGAACGAGACCCATTCGGCGGCGGGGACTTCAATGCCATCGCTCTCACCGCTGATGGTGAAGCGTGAGGCTACCGGGAAGTCGAGGAACATGTTGTAACCGGTCCCGGAGGCGTACATCGCGGTGACGTACTGCGAGATGGTGACGAGTTCTTGGCCGTTGGTGACCGGGGTGGAGACGACTCCGAGGGTATCGTTCCAGAGGCACGAGTCCCAGATCATCGAGTAGCGACGAATGCAGAACTTCTTGGCTAACGCGAGCGTGGCCGAGTCCGTGAACGAGAGCTTGTCGCAGGCCGCTTGGGCTACTTCGGAGGGTTTCATGCGAAGAACTCTTGGAGCGTCATGGCGGAGATCGTTGTGAAGCTAGATCCACCGTTTATCGCGGAGTTCAGGTACAGGTTCGTGACCGACAGCGGAGTGAAGATGTGAACCTTGTACGTTGTTGAAGTGGACGATGACGGGGAATCGAGGAACTCGATCTTCGTGTTGTTGATCGCATTGACCTCACCGT